AGAAAGGAGGCCGCATGGCCGGACGAGGGCCAGCGCCCAAGTTCCGCGAGAACCGGCGCAGGCGAAACGTGCCGCTACATGGCGAGTGGGTGGAGCTGCGCCCGCTGACTGATCCACCCATCCCCGATCTGCCGGAACCACCGGACGAGGCCGGCTGGTCGACGCGGACTGCTCGGTCGTGGGCCGCCTGGTGGGCGGACCCGGCAGCGCAGATGTGGGGCGCGGCGGACGTCGATCTAGTCGAACACCTCTGCTACATGCACGAGTCCTGGGTCCGCAAGGGCACCGGCTCGGTGCTCTCCGAGCTTCGCCAGGTCCGCGAGGCGCTCGGCCTCACGCCGAAGGGGAAGCAGGACCGGCGCTGGCGGGTCGCCCCGCCCGCCGAGGTCGTCGACCTCGACGTGCAGCGAGCGGACGCGGAGAAGACCAGGGAGCTGCGGAAGCGTGCTGCTGCCGCCGAAGGGGATTCCTGAGCGCAGCCTCGGATACGGGGTGGCGAAGTGGATCGAGGCAAACTGCGCGATCCCTGACGGCGAGCGGGCCGGCCTACCGTTCGAGCTGACGCTCGACCAGCTGCGTTTCGTCGTTTGGTTCTACGCGATCGACGAGGACGGGCGCTTCCTCTTCCGCCGGGCCTTGATGGTGCGCCCGCAGAAGTGGGGCAAGGGGCCACTCAGCGCGGCGATCATCTGCGCCGAGGCGGCCGGCCCCGTCTGCTTCGACGGCTGGGATGAGGCCGGCGAGCCGGTCGGGCGGCCGTGGGCGACGCCCTGGATTCAGGTCGTTGCGGTCTCGGAAGATCAGACCGACAACGTCTGGACGGCCCTCGTCCCCATGATCGAGCTGGGGGCGCTGAAGGCTGAAATCCCGGACACCGGGAAGACGCGAATCAACGTCCAGGGGGCCTACGGCAGCGCTGGCCTGATCGAGCCGGTGACGAGCGCTCACGTCTCGCGCCTCGGGCAGCGCCTCACCTTCGCCGTCCACGACGAGACCCACTCCTGGACCGCCCACAATGGCGGCGTCAAGCTGGCGGACACCCAGCGCCGGAACCTAGCCGGTATGCAGGGCCGGGCGCTGGAAACGACCAACGCCTGGGAGCCGTCCGAGCTATCGGTTGCGCAGACCACCTACGAGGCCGACCTTGCCGACGTCCTCGTTGACTACCCGACGCCACCGAAGGGGTCGCTCCGCAACAAGGCCGAGCGGCGACGGGTGCTTCGGAAGGTCTACGCCGGTTCCTGGTGGGTCGACCTCGACAGGATCGAGGCCGAGATCGAGGAGCTGGTGCCGCGCGATCCCAACCAGGCGGAGCGATTCTTCGCCAACCGGGTCGTCGCCGGCATGGATAAGGCGTTCGACGTCGAGGTCTTCTCCGGGCTGGCCAGCGAGCACAAGGTCTCGCCCGGGGCCACGGTCGTCGCCGGCTTCGACGGATCGAAGCACCACGATGCCACGGCGCTGATCGGCACCGAGGTCGAGACTGGCCATCAGTTCGTCCTGGGCCTCTGGGAGCGGCCGGTGGCGCTGCGGTGGGACGACCCGTGGGAAGTGCCGGCCCCGGAGGTTCACGAAGCGGTCGAGGCGCTCTTCGAGACTTACGACGTCTGGCGGCTTTACGGCGACCCCCCGTACTGGCAGACCGAGATGGACGAGTGGGCGGGGCGGTTCGGCACGGAGCGCGTCGTCCAGTTCTGGACCAACAACCTCAAACGGATTGCCTACGCGATCCGTGCCTGGCATACGGACTGGACGGCCGGCCGGCTTTCGCACGACGGCAACGAGGCGTTCGTCCGCCACGTCGGCAACTGCGTGAAGCGGGCGACGAAGATGCGCGACCCAGACGACGACACGTTCCTCTGGGTCATCCGAAAGGACGGCGCGAAAAGCCCGCGCAAGATCGACCTGGCTATGGCGGCCGTGCTCGCCTGGGCGGCGCGCGGCGACGCCATCGAGGCCGGGGTGCTGAACAAGCCCGACTACGGGCGCGCGACCTGGTGAGGTGGCCGATGGCCGACTCTGCGCTTGAACAGGAACTGACGAAGCAGCTCAAAACTCTCGGGAACGAGCTAGACCGCCGCACGCGCTGGCACTCGATCCTCAGCGCCTACTACGAGGGCGACGCGCCGCTGCCGACCGCGGTCGTCAAGGCCAAGATCACCGCGGCGTATCAGATCCTCATGCCGTTCGCCTCGTCGAACTGGGCGGGCTTGATCGTGGACTCCGTGCAGGACCGCCTGGAGCTGACCGGCCTCCGCTCCGAAGACAAGGCTGCTGATGAAGCGGTATGGGGGGCCTGGCAGGACAACCAGATGGACTCCGAGTCGAAGCTGGCGCACAACGCCTCGCTGGTGGACGGCAGGAGCTTCGCGCTGGTCTGGCCGGACGAGGAGACCGGGAAACCGTGCATCAGCCTCGACGACCAGTCACAGATGATCGTCTCCTACCGGGACGGCTCGCGGCGGGTTCGGAAGGCCGCGATGCGCCGCTGGATCGACGACACGGGCGTGCCGCACGCCACCCTCTACCGGCCCGACGGCATCTACAAGTTCAGCGGCCCCAAGTCCGCCGTTGAGGAGAAGACCTCCTCGGCGATCGGGCCGCTGACGCTCGGAGGTGCGGGGCCGGGGACGATCGGCAGGAGCACCGAGATGGTCATCAACGTGGAACCCGGCAAGTGGGTTCCACGGGAGGTCGCCGGCGAGCCGTGGCCGCTGCCAAACCCGCTGAACGTGGTGCCCGTCGTCGAGGTGGCGGTGAACCGCAGGCTCAAACCCGGAGGATTCGGATACGCCCGCGGCGAGTTCGAGCACACGACCGGCCATCTCGACCGGATCAACATCCTCACCTTCCTTGGCCTGGTCGTCGCGTTCTGGATGGGCTTCCCGCTTCGGGCGCTGATCGGCGAACGCATCCTGAAGGACGACGAGGGCAAGCCGATTGCCCCCTTCGTCGCGATGGCCGACACCGTCGCCCAGTTCGAGAACACCGAGGTGAAACTGGAGCAGTACCCGGCCGCCGACCTGAAGAACCTCTCCGTCGAGGAACACGTCAAGCACCTCGCCGCGATCACGAAGACCCCGGCCCACTATCTCCTGGCCGAGATGGTCAACCTCTCGGCGGACGCGATCCGAGCGGCGGAGGCTGCGCTCGCGGCGAAGGTTACGAATCACAAGGCGTCGCTCGGCGAGGGCTGGGAGGAGGTTTTGCGCCTCCTCGGCCAAATTGCGGAGCCGACCGTGCTTCTGTCGCCGCGGGCGGAGGTGCTGTGGGCCGACCACGAGTCGCGGTCGATGGCCGAGCGGGCGGACGCCGCCCTGAAGCTGAAAGACATCATGCCGTGGCAGGCCCTCGCCGAGAAGGTGCTCGGGGCCTCGCAGAACGAAATCGCGCGGTGGGAAGCGCAGCGCGCCGGGGACGGCCTGGCATCCCTGGTCGCCGAGGTGACAAGGGGCGGCCCGCCCGCCGGCAACGGGGTTCCCGATCGGGCGGCGGCGGTGGTCTAGATGGCGACGGCCGAGGCCCTCGCGCATATCGAGGGCCAGCGGCGCATTCGCGTCGCCGTCACGCAGGGCCTGCAGCGCGTTTGGCGAAGCCTGCCGAGCTACGACGAAGGCAACCTCAGCGACTGGCTGCGCTATGCGCTGCCACTTGTTCAAGGAGGGCAGCGGTCGTCGGTGGCGCTGACGCGCGCCTATTTGGCACGTTCGCTCGAGCGTCCGCCGGCCCAGATCGACGTCGAGCGGCTGCTCGCCGATCTCCGCGGCGGCGTTTCGCCGTCTACCGTCTACACGCGGCCCTTCGTCCAGCTTTGGTCCGAGCTAGGCGAAGGAAAGCCCTGGCAGGACGCGACCACGGCGGCCCTCGCCCGCGCGGAGGGGGCCGGGGCGGTCGACGTCCAGATGGCGATGCGGGGGACGCTCACGGCCGTAGGCGCGGCCGAAGAACTCTGGGGCTATCAGCGGGTCGCGGACTCGGGGGCCTGTGAGTTCTGCCAGGAGCTTGATGGCGCTCAGTTCCTCACGGAGGAACCCATGCCGATGCATCCGCACTGCGGTTGCGGCGTCGAACCCGTCCCCTACACGCGAGGTCGGCCGACTCCGATCCCGGCCGGCGTGGCGGTGTCCGAGCATGGTGAGCTGGGGCCGGTCCTCGGCGCTGCCGGCGGCCACTTCCTCGACGAGCCGGCGGCCTATGCCCGCTAGGTCGCGGCCGGCGGCGGCGGCAGCTCGCGGATGCTTTTCGCGGTCACGAGTCGCGCCGTGACGACCGCCAGGATGACCGCGCCAACCATCAGACCCGTGCCGGCTCCCATCGTCGCTGCAGCCGCGGCGGCGCAGGCGTAGCCGATCGGCAACAGGCCCATCCCGCCGAGCCAGTCATACGAGGCCAGCCGCGAGACCTGGTCGGGCGGGGGATGACCCTGCAGCGACGTCTCCCAGAACGCGCCGAACACCGCCAGCCCGAGGCCCGATAGCAACGCGGCCGGAAGCAGCAGGGCCATCGGGCCGGCCAGCGCGGTCGCCACGTTGATTGGAATCCACAGGGCGACGGCCCAGCACCCGACCAGGAGGGGGCGCTGGGGATGCCACCGGAGCACCCAGACGCATCCCAGGACAGCCCCCACCCCCCTTGCGGCCAGGATCGCGGTCCACGCGGACTCGCTGTCGATCCGTTCCGGCCCGAGGGTGAAATAGGGCGCGAAAACGAGGGCGTTGATAACCGCGAATGCCACTACGACGCCCCACAGCCAAGCCCGGCTTCGGAACGCTCCCCATCCTTCGCGCAGGTCGTCCAAAACGGGTGTCGGCTCCTCGGCCTTCCCACCCGGCAGCGGGCGCAGGCTTCCGAGGAACAGAGCGCTGACGCCGAAGGTGAGGCCGTTCAACGCGAACGCCCAGCCAGGATCGCCGAGCAGCAGAAATGCGCCTCCTACCGCCGGGCCGATCGTGGCCCCTAGCCAAATGGCGACTCCTCGGAGCGCGTTAGCGGCCCGCAGCACCCCGGCATCAACGGTTTGGGGGATGAGGCCCTGGAGGGCCGGCCGGAAGAACGCCGAGCCGCAACCGAGCACGACCTGGACCAGCACAAGCCACCAGATCGAGGCGACACCGGCCAGGAACAGAGCCGCCAGCAAGATCTGAGCGGCGAACCTGACCAAATCCGCGCCGATCATTACCGACCTTCGCGCGTAGCGATCCCCCGCTATCCCACCGAACAGGACGAGAAGCGAGCCGGCCAGAAACTCGACGCCGAACACCAGCGCGGTCTGGGTGGCCGATCCGCCCAACTCGAACACCGCGAAGGGGATCACCGGCAGCAAGGCAAAGTCGCCGATCAGCGACGCCCATTCGGCCGCGAGCAGGCGCGAAAACTGCCCGTCCTCAAGGACGCGCAGATCAATCCCGAGCGCCGCGCCGCCCCGGACCAGTCGCCGGGTCAACCCCGCGGCGATCCTCGACGGTATTGCCCGAACGCTCGCCGCCTCCATCTACTCGACGAATCCCCTGTCCCTCAACACCGAAAGGGCGTAATGGACCTTGGCGCGGTCCCAACCGAGGCGCTCCATGAGGCCCTCGGTCGTGTCGGGCTTCTCTTGGAGGGCTTGGAGGCATTGGCGGATCATCGGGGTCGACGCGAGCCGAAGGCCGCCCGCGCCGGCACGATCGTCCTCGCGCGCCTTCCAGCGGTGCTCCTCGCCTTCGGCCATCTCCGGTCCCCTCCTAGCAATCTCTCGGTACGTCTCAGGTATGGCTCAGAAAAGCCTACCCCTTTGCTCAAGGATATGCTCGCTGCTCAAATCAGGTAAGGGCAAAACTGCCCGAACGGGCATAACTGCCCGGACCGGGCGATGGCTGACCGGCTACGCTCCGCTTTCAGAAACGGTCTCTTTCAGAAACGGCCGCGGTTCGGAGGAAGGGGTGTCGGATGGGTGGCGACGGGAGCAACGCGCCAAGGCTCGGCTTCAGCATGATCGAGCAGGCCGAATTAGACGTTCGGGGGGTGGCAGAGATCACGGAACTCCACGCCCTCTACCTAAAGCTGGGGCGGCAGCGAAATAGGGAACGCGCAGAGGCCGGGGAACCGGAAATGCAGATCGACTGGACCGGGTTTGTGAAGACTGATTTCTCGCACCTGACCGACGAGCAACGCCAGGAGACAGAAAAAGAAATCGCCGACCTACGGGCGGACCCTACGTTCCGGGCAGAACTAAAGGGCAGGCTGGAAGAGAGCGAGCCTGAGCTTGCGCGCCTGATGGAGGACGACGGCCCCTAGAACGTCCCGGCGACCGGGCAGTAACCGTTGCCGTCGTTGAATATCAGCTTCTCTTTTTTGAGTTCGCCGATCACGGTGTAGAGGTAGGTCTTCTTCGGGTCTTTCTGCCCCACCGCTTCGCCTAGCTGCTTAGTGGTGATGCCCGGACTTTGGCGGATCACGGTGAGGACACGTTCCTTCAGCGTCCCGCCCCCCGAACGCCGACGTCGCCGACGTTTCGGTTTGGCCGCGGGCGGGGACGCCGGGGCCTCCGCCGCTTTTGGACGTCGGCCTGGACCACGTTTCTGTCGCCGCCTACGGCGTGGCGTCGGCTCCGCCGGCTCCTTGCCATCGAGGATCGCGAGCACACCTTCCAGGTGCTCGATCTCCTGGCGAATCAGGCCCTTGGCCGTCTCAATTCCCTCTGACGGCATCCTCAACCACCCCTTTCCAACTGATGGGACGCGCCGCATTGTGACACGCGCTGTCGGCTGATCGCTCGTCCCCTGTTCGCCTGCAAAGGCTCAACCGGCACCGCATGGTGCCCGAACCCCCGAAGGAGGCCGCACGGCCATGACGTTTCTACCGCGCCTGCGGGCGCTGCTCGCTGTCCTGTTCCACCGCTCGGTCGAGGTTCGCTCGCCGCAAGGCTGGCGCTTCCATCTGTTCCTTGCCGACCGCCTCGTGCTCCCGGTCATTCAGGGAGGTGCGCCCGAGGAGGGCGAGGACGAGGGCGGCGGCGACGGCGAGCCTGACGGTGACGGCGACGACAAAGGGAATGGTGACGGTGAAGAAGGCGAGGAAGAAAAAGAGGGCGAAGGCGAGGGCGAAGGCGAGGGCGACGAGGGCGACGGCGACGGCGAGGACGAGGGCGGCGGGACCATCGACTGGAAGAAGATGGCCCGAAAGCATGAGTCGGGTCGGAAGGCCGCCGAGCGAAAGCTCAAACGGGAGCAACGCGAACGGAAGAAGCTGGAGGAAGACGCCAAAAAACGCGCGGACGCCGAGAAGACCGAGCACGAGAAAGCGGTCGAGAAGGCCCGCGAGGAAGGCGAGCAGGCGGCGCTGACCAAGGCGCAGAAGGAGCGCCGCAAGGACCGCTTGGAGGCCGCTGTCGCGCGTCTCGCCAGCCGCGGCGTGAAAGTGGGCGAAGGCGACGACGCGAAGACCGTCCGCTTCGCCGATCCTGAAGATGCCCAGGTCTTCCTCGACCGGAAGCTCTCGCTCGGTGACGTCGACGAGGAGGACATCTTCGACGACGACGGCAAAGTGCAGACGGAGGCACTTGGTCAGGCACTAGCCGAGATCCTCGAAGATCGGCCGCGGCTGGCCGAGGACGCCCGCCCGTCGAAACCGTCCGGCAGCGCGGACGGCGGCAAGGGGAAGGGTGCCGACAAGGGGCTGGAGGATATGTCCGTCGAGGAGCACTTCCAGCGCATTCGGCGCGACAAGTAACTTGCGCCCGGCTCCGGCCGGGCCAGCACCACCGGGGTACTGCATAGCGCCCCCTCACGCACCGCTGCACAGCGGTTGGACATAACCAACCCACGAGTAAGGGAGCCGCTATGGCGAACGTATTTATTACGCCTAGCGTCATTGCCCGTACTGGCCTGGCGACGCTCTACAACACGATCGTTCTGGCCGGACTGGTCTGGCGCGACTTCGACTCCGATTTCGCGGGCAAGCAGGGTGACACGATCACCATCCGCAAGCCCGCCGTCTTCGAGGCCGAAGAGTTCGACCGCGAAAAAGGCATCCAGCTCCAGGACGTGGAGGAGGACTCCATGCCTGTCACGCTGGACACGATCGCGAACGTGTCCTTCCCGGTCACGGACGAGCAGATGACGCTGGAGATCGAGGATTTCCAGGGCCAGGTGCTCAACCCCGCGATGGAAGCCATCGCGCAGAAGGTGGACGGAGACCTCGCGGAAGCGCTTGTCGGCGCAGCCGCCGAAGGCGGGCAGCTCGCCGCCCTCGGCAGCGAAGAGGCCAACTTCGTCTTCCGCGGCGCTCGCACGATCCTGTCGCGGAACAAGTTGCCGTCGATGTCCCGGCTGGCGGTGCTGTCGCCCGAGGCGATCTCGGTCTGCCTCGGCGACGACCTGCTGATTACGGCGAACCAGTCCGGGTCCACCGACGCTCTCCGCGAGGCGAATATCGGCCGACTGCTCGGCATCGACACCTACGAGTCGCAGGTGTTCGGGGCCGGCCCCGGTGACAAGGGCCAGGCGGACGGCGTCGCGTTCCACAAAACGGCCGTGACGCTGGCGACCCGGCCGCTCCAGCAGCCTCGCGGCGTGGCCGCGAACCAGGTGGAGATCAGCAACTACCGGGGCCTCTCGCTCCGGGTGGTCTACGCCTACAACAACACCTACAAGAAAGACGAAGTGTCGATCGACATGCTCTACGGGACCGCGGCGACGCGGCCGGAGGGCGCTGTCGAGCTTGACTTCGGCGAGGGTTCCTAACCCACGTAGCCCCCGGGGCGGCCCAACCGCCCCGGGGGCCTTTTGCGTAGGGGTGGAGGTGTGCGATGGCCCTGGCAAAACCCGAGGACGTAGCCGCTCGGCTCGGACGCGAGCTAGACGACGAAGAGACCACCGCTGTTGGATTTCTCCTGGACGCAGCGACCGCGGTCGTCGAGGAGGCCATCGAAGGGCCAGCCGACGACCCAGCACCGCCGGTCCTTCGGTTCGTCGCCGTCGAGGTAGTCGTGCGGGCGCTCGCAAATCCGAACGGTCTGGCTTCGCGGTCGGAGACTCTCGGCGCGTACTCCCACTCTGAGGCTTTCCTCAGCGGCGCGGGCCTCATGCTCACAAAGACGGAGGAACTGATGGTCCGCCGGGCGGCCCTGGGTGCCGTGGCCGGGTCCGTTGCCATCCCCTCCCACGTCGATGACATCTTCGACGCGCTCGTTGGATCGTGACCGCGGTCGCGGTGATCGTGCCGGTACTCGATCGGCCCCGCCGGGTCCGGCCCACCCTGCACGCCTTCAACGCGACCGCGCCCGCCAGGGTCCTGTTCGTCGCCGAGCCTGACGATCGCCGCGAGCTGCGTGCGCTCCGAGGGGCTGGGGCCGAGCACCTCGCGCCCGGCGGGAACTATGCGCAGAAGATCGCCGCCGGCATCGCCGCGACCGATGAGCCTTATGTCTTCACCGCCGCAGATGACCTGGAGCCGCTGGAGGGCTGGTTCGAGGCGGCCCTCGCTGCCATGCACGAGCACGGTGCCCAGGCGGTCGGTGTTAACGACCTGATCCAACGCGGCCGGGTCCACGCCACCCACTTTCTCCTGTCCCGCGCCTATGCCGAAGAGCCGACGATCGACGGGCAGCCCGGTCCCTTCTTCGCTGGCTATTGGCACTGGTGCTGCGACGACGAGCTGATCGCGACTGCGCGCTTCCGCGGCGTCTACGCCTACGCCCCCGAGGCCAAGGTCCGCCACCTCCACCCGCTCGCGGGGCTGGCAGATGACGACGACACGTACCGACGCGGGAGGCTGCGATGGCGAGAGGACCGCAAGCTGTTCCAGAAGCGCCGCCGGCTCTGGAGGCCACTGTCTGTGTCGCCACCTTCGGCGACCGCGCCTGGATCAAGACGGCCGAGCGGGCGCTCGCGTCCGCCCACCGGGCCGGCGCGGCGAGGGTAGTCCACCGCCACGGACGGACGCTTGCGAAGGCCCGCAACGCCTGCACCAACCTCGTCGAGACGGAGTGGCTCGTCTACCTGGACGCCGACGACGAGCTTCGGCCCGGATACCTCGAGGCGATGGCCGCGGCCCACACTGACCTCCGTGCGCCGGCCGTCGAATGCATCAGGGGCCGCCGCCGCTTGCGGCCGTACATGCCGAGGGTTTGGGGACACCACCACGAGTGCACCGCCGAGTGCCTTCGGGACGGGAACTGGTTGCTAATCGGAACGGCCGTGCGATCTGAGATGGCGCGGGCGATCCGATGGCGGGAGTTCTCGGTTTATGAGGATTGGGACTTCTTCCAGCGGTGCTGGCTCTCGGGGGCCACTGTCCAGCCGGTCCCCGAGGCGATCTACCGAATGTATTGGCGTCCCGACAGCCGTAACCACGCTCCGCCGATGGCGGACAAGGACCGTGTTCACCGCGAAATTGTGGCAGCGAATCTATGAGCGAACCGTATGACTTCTGGGCGGAGTTCTGGAAGGTCTACGTCGCCGGCATCTGGGAGCCGCAGACCCGTGCCCTCTTGGAACGGATTCTGCGCCCCGGCGACCTCTTCGTCGACGTCGGCGGCTGGATCGGCCCCGTCTCCCTGTGGGCGCTCGACCTGGGCGCGCGGGTCGTCGCCATCGAGCCGGACCCGGTCGCCGCGGAGGAGTATCGCCGAAACGTCCCCGATGCCGAGCTATGGGAGGGAGCGCTCAGCACTTTTCGCGGGCGCTCGTTCATCGCCCCACGGGAGGGCGCTGGATTCGGCGACTCGATGGCCCGGCTATCTGACCACGGCACGCCGGTCGAGACCTGGACCCTCCAGGAAGTGCTCGGCGACCGCGTCCCGGCCCTGGTGAAGATCGACGTCGAGGGCCACGAGGTAGAGCTGTGCCCGCAGGTTGGCCCCTTCCTGGCCCGCCTCGGCGTCCCGCTTCAGGTTTCGTTCCACGGCGAGTTCGTGCCGCGGGAGTGCTTCGCCGGGTTTGCGGCGGTCTCATGGCCGGAGGAGCCGTGGGGCGATCTCGTTGCGCTGCCGTGACGGTCGACGTGATCGTGCCCTGGCGGGGGGGCTGCCCGCACCGCGAGGCCGCCTGGGCGTGGGTGCGCGCTCGTTACCGCGAGACATTCCCAGGCTGGCGTCTGCGGCCCTCTACAGCGCCGCCCGGACCGTGGTGCAAGGGATACGCCGTCGCCCACGGCGCGGCGACGAGCGCCGCTGACATTCTCGTCGTCGCCGACGCCGACGTCTGGTCCGCGGGAATCGGCCGCGCAGCACTGGAGGTTGCTCGTGGCGCACCGTGGGCGATGCCGCACCGCCTCCTCCACCGCCTCAGCCGATCGGGCACGCAGACCCTTCTCAGCGGCGGGCCGATTGACGCCGAGTCCCTTGACCAGCCTGCGTATCGCGGCCTCGACGGCGGTGGCGTCGTCGTCCTAAGCAGCGAGGTCTTCGCAGCGGTCCCGATCGACCCGCGGTTCATCAGCTGGGGCCAGGAGGACGAATCGTGGGCTGCGGCCCTATGGACCCTTCTGGGGCCGGCCTGGCGCGGCGACGACGCCTTGTTCCACCTGTGGCACCCCCCGCAGCAGCGG